CTATTCCTGTTGAGCTATCAAAATCAAATCTATAAGTGGAGATGTCAAACTTTGCAGGAGTAACAAATCCAGAAATTCCCCTATCTGGAACGGTCACAGCTTCATTAGTGGTAGCAACCAAAACACCGTTTAAAAGTGTTTGTATAAACCATTCTTGTTTAGGTGTTGTGCCTCCTGTATATGAAGGAGTTAAGCAGCTAACGTGTACGCTCGTTAAGTCTCCTATTGGAAGTGGATTAGGGCTTGAGGTAAGCAATTTACTTGTTGCGCTACCTGCGTCACCACAATCATAATCTGCCAAATCAAAGTCTTCAATTTCAAAAGTATCTTGAGTAATGTTTTTTACTGTAAAAGTGATAGGTGTAGCCGCAGCACCAACAGCGCCCGATGTGTCAACTTGTCTAAAAACTAAAAACACCAAAGCGTTATCAATAGCTGTTTGATTTGCTCCCGTCAATGCTAGAAATTCACCCGAAAAATAATCCTTTAGTATGCTGTTCACCTCGAAATCAAACGTATCGTTAGTGCCTAGCCTTGGTAAGTGTTGAAATATAAAAGTATTTGACGCGTCGTTAACTATAAGTTCCATTTCTGTCTCAGGAAAAGACAAAGGCGTATCTTGTAATGCTGTAAACACTAGCTTTTCCGTTACTACTTCGCTCCCTGTTTGTGTTACTGTTAATGCCATTATTCTAGTAATATTCGTTTATTCTTGCTAATAGTCTCGCTTAAAGATAATGCAACTTGTTCAGTAAATAGCCTTGTAACCATTTGAAAAATTAAAGTTGCGTTCGCGTCAAGCATAACTTCTACAAATCCTTTCTTGTTTTCCCTAAATTGTATTGTCCCCTCTTTAAATATTTTTCGCTGTATTAAAAAGGCTAAACTTTTAACGTCAATATCACCTGTTGCTATTCCTTTAACCTCAATCCATTCCGACAAAGCTTCAATTGAAACCTTAACGCCTCTCGGTGTACCTCTTTCAACAAATTTAGCATAGTCCTTACCTATAATTGTAATTGTAAACCCTTTAGCAGTTGAGTTTACAACGCTTCTCATTGTGTCTTGTAGTTGTCCACTTGCCCTATGTCCTTGAACGTCAAGTATCTTGACAAGTTTATCCACCATAAAATCACCGATCAACTGTAAACCGTCTTCTATGTTGATGGCTGCCATTATATTTTACAATCAACTTTTAATGTTGCTTTAAAACCAAGCATTACCTGAATTAATTTAGGGTTGTGAACATCCTTTGCGAGAAAACCTTTGCCCCAAGTTATACTCCTTGCGTTTGCGTTCTGCATTGCTAAGTTTATATTGCCTGTCAATATAATTGCAATATCATTCAATCTGCTTTGTTTTCTCCAAGACTCAACCGTGTGCGTGCCAACTAAATCACCAGCTTGTTCAGACTCTTCATAGGTATCATAAAAGAATAGCTTACCACTAAATGTTTGCAGACCTGCATTACCATTGTTTTGTAAACCGTCAAGTTCAAAATCTGGTGAACACTCAAACAACATTGAAGGGTAAGCATTAGCCGCCGCTCCGTTATTATACCATACGTAATCATAATGAAACGTAAGGGTTTCCAGTGGTGGTGTTGCGTTGTATGTTGCAACAGCCGCCTTAAATATGTCAACAAATGCTTCGTAGGTCATTCTGTTAGTTTTAAATTAAATATTTTAAGTACGTCGTAAGCTCTTTCGTTCATTACTGCATCAAGCGGTGTTACGTTTGCAATATTGAAAACTCCCGTCTCGGCAACTTTGATCGCAACAATCTCCCAATAGTGGTTTTTGACAGTAATCGTCTTAGCTGTTGTTGTGCTAATACTCTTTGTATCGGTGGTGGTGGGTTCTTGGTCATAGATAAGCGGAAATAATCTTTGTACCTCTCTAACAACTCGACAAAAAAAAAGTAGGCAGACCAGCCGTATAACGCGTTAACTTCACCGAAAACCTTTGACCTTTCCACAACATCTTCACTAGAATCCTTACCATCTGAGTATAACAAAGCAAATAATGTTATTAGTGAAGGTATGCCGCCTTGATCTTTATTCTTTTCAATCATATTTGTTAACTGGCTGCTAATCATCCACTGTCTAAAGTTAGCCTTACCGAATAACATTTCAGCACCGCTAATCGTTTTAAGCGACTCTATGATGTTATAAGTCTTATTCTTATGGTCGAACTCTTTAAGTTGTATATAAGTCTCAGGCTGCTTTAAAAACGCCTTACAGTGGTCGTATAACCAATCAACACTTAATTCATTAAGGTTATTACCTGTTAAAGGTACTAATCTTAACTCATCTACTGTAAAATCACTGAATAAGCTGATCCATTTTAACTTAAACTCAAATAGCTTGTCATCATCGAAGGTTTCCCCGTCATTTATCAAGTATCGTTTTGTTTCAGCATCCAAACCGCTTACATATTTATAAGCTGAAGCTAATTCGTTGAGCGTAATATCAACAAACTCATCCTTTAAGGTTTTATTATTTCCGTTAGCTTTAAGACTTAACACTTCCTATTCCTTTATTAATTAGTATTTGAGCCATTGCGCCGTCCATCGTGTAAGTCCCTTTCTTCATGTGCTTAGTGTCTTTAGTCACTACTAAGTCGTAAACCTTTTTAGGGTCTAATTTAACTGCTACCTTTTTAACAGGTGCTTTCTTTTCTGTTACTTTCTTTGCCATTGTTGTATGATTTATGTTTATGTAAATCTAATAAAAAATAAGCAAAAAAAAGCCGTACACATAATGCACGGCTTTTTCCACTTATAAAATAAACAACTATCAAAACTTATTATGGAGTTTCTAGTGCAGCTTTTGCAGTTGCGAAAGTACCTTTCACGAACGCTGTTCGATCATTGTTCTCAACGTAACATACAGCTCTTACTTCAGCTCTAATTGTTTTGTAGTTCTTAACAAAGTTATCAGCATTGTAACCAACTTCGATTGTTACACCTTGCTTGAAGTCAACAGATGCTTTTGTAAAGTCACCCATTAAGAAATCACCTTGTGTTATCAAAGTAGACTTAACAACTGGTATTCCATCAAAAGAAAGTGTCCCTGCAATCATTTGTAACCTTTCAACATAACGCTTATCTGTACTAGACATTTTAGTAAGTAGTAAGCTAGTTACATCTGAAGGGTGCATCATGATAGCTGTTGCCATATCTTGATTTGCAATCTCGATTTGATTAGATGCTACTTGTAAAACATCAACTTCGTTTGCATTGTCAACAGTTGCAGCGAAAACACCAGCAGCGAAAACAGGAGAAACAGTAGCGACACCGTTCAAGTTAGGTGAAACACCGTCACCATCATAAACTCCACTTTCTAAAGCTTTGTTCAATTCAGTTGTTAACTTGTTGTTAATCAATGTTTGCATTTGCTCAACATCGTCTAACATTTCATCAGTTACAGTAATGTAAGCTGTGATCTTCTCAACTTTTTGAGAACCTAAAATAATCTCGAAATCGTATTGTGATTTAAGCGCTCCCTCTAGTGTTCCAGCGGCTCCACCCTCCTCATTGGCGACATACATCCACTCTTTTAAATTGCTACCAATAGAACCGATAGTAACCAAGTCCATTAATTTGATAGTTCTTGACTTAATATCACCAATAATTGGGTTTCTGTCAGCTTGTGGAATTTGTCCTGTTGTGTTACCAGCTAAAGACATATCACCAACTGCTTTCAATGTCATCTTAACATTATCAGCACTGTTTGAAGAACCTTTCAACTTTTTCAACGCTTCTTTGTTATCAGCTAACAATTTGTTCAATGGAACTTCTTTGATTGCGTCAGACTTTGCGATCTTCTTTAAATAAGAACCTTGCTCTTTAAGAACAGTTTGTAAAGCAACAAATTGCTTGTTCATTGTATCGCTCAATTCAGTTTTTAAAGCTTCTACTGATTCAGTGCTTGCTTTTTCTTCAATAGCTTTTTCAATAGCTACTTTTGACGCTTCGTTGTACTCATTGTACAATCCTGCTTGTGCTTCTGCATCTAGTTTAGTGATATCACTCACCTCCTTAGATACTAAAAATTCTTTAAAATTCATTTTGTTTGCGCCCCTTTCAAGGTCTTTATTAGTTAATTACTGTTATTTACTCATTATTTCGTAAAACGACGGCTTTTTAACTGTTCCAGTGTCTTTCGACGGCTGCTTCTGCTTGAAAGTGTCAACATACTGCTTACAAAGATTAGAAAAAATTTCTTTATTCTCGATGTTTTTACCTAAATAGTCGAACATTTTTGTTACTTCGTCGACGTTTTTTATGCTTTTATTGTTGTCAAATATCCCTGTTAAGTCGTTTGAACCTTGCAAAACAGCGCTAACTTCCTTGAGTTTAGCCTCTTGTACTGCAAAAAAGTAACCTTGTTGCTCTACTTTATCAGCGTTACCGATTTGCGGTAAGTATTTCCTGTATAGTGCATAAGCTTCTTTGTCGTCTTGGTTATCAATAGCAAGATCAATCTTAACGTAATACATTCCTACGCTGTGTTGGTTAATCTCATGGTTCTTATACTCATTGAAAACGCTTTCATTCTTAGCCTTTGTAATTTCAGCATCTATAAGTAAAGCCATTGTGTCAAGTGGTGAGTTATACCCGTAGTATAAAAACCGTCCTTCCTGCTCGTAAGCCTTTAACGACTTACCAATCTTAGCAGTTACTTCAAATTTATGATCATGTAATAAGAACGGGTCTGCGTTTTCTTGTAGTGATTTTTTAAATACATTGCTTAAATGAACGTCATCGTGGC